ATTGAGCCACCTGCGGAAACCTTCAGCAGTCTTAAATGCAGTATGATTAGTGCCGCCATTAGTGATTATATACCTGTAGCCACAATTAGACAGCTTGCCAGATCGCTTTGTGTGTATCGTTACCATTAAATCTTTATATTCTCGCTGCATAATACGTCTCCAATAATAAAAGGTTAATAAGTCAATTACAAACAAGCCCGCCGAAACAGGCGTGTTAATGATGGGCTTTAACCAGTAAATTCAGTCGTTTTAAGTAATTGTACCATTTTATCAAACTTATCAGCGTCTGAGTGATAGGCGTCCCATAGAATATCGAGAGGCTCCGTGATGCTAGTTGTGTAATTTGGGTCAGACCTTAAAGCTTTTTGGATTAGTGCAAGTGTTTTGTCCATAATACAACTCCTTAAAAATAAAGATTAACATTCAAGCCCTTGCCTGATTTGCACCATACGCCATATAACACGGGGCAAGGGGGAGATAGGCTACTAATCCTCAATATAATTTAACTCTAAGCAATTATCGGCTTCCTCTTCGGTATCAAAAGGCCCGATCCAGTCTGTAGAATCCATATAACCAGGTGCAGACATACGGCAAAAGAAACCAAAGACAGATTCAACCTCGATAACTTCACCACCTTCGGTATAATCTTCAAACTCACTGAGGTTATCAGGCACTTGTGAGGTTGAGCATACTGATTCAGGCACTAAATACTCTTCGCAAGTAGAGGTTGAAATAAGATAGAAATGTTCTTGCGTGATCTGTTTTTGCATATGCGACATAATAAACTCCAATAAAATAACAATTAACATTCAACACTACTAATAACAGTATCGGCTATAAAGCAACATAAGTCAATTATAATCCTGTAAAATACTGTAAATAAGCCTAAACCTGTAAAAATAAATCAATTCCCTCACAATATTAAGGAATAAACAATAATTAGCTTGCAATACCACGCAATACAGGCTATAATGTAAATATGAGTGGAAAAGAAATGAGCAAAAGAATAGGATTAGCAATACAACAACACAACCGCAAGTACAAACAAACCATAAAGCACGTGGAAGGATCAAAGCACGGCAACACTAACAAAGCCAAGCCAAGATCAACCACAAAACAGGCCTTAAGAGCATAGGAAAATGAGACATGGCTAGGAAGAAGGGACAATTAACAGCAAAAGAAGCAGCAACTATCGAGTACTATTGCTCTATAGACAGTGATAGTCACAATAATTGGTGCAAGAGCTATGTTAAGGCGGGGTATAGTGATTGCAATAACTACGAAGCCAATGCTAAGAAGGTATATGATAAGGATATGGTACAGGCAGGCATTGAAGCGTTTAAGGCCAAAACAGTAGCTAAGACGGCCAGAACTGTACAATCTATTGACTCCATGTACCAGGCAGCCTATGACCTAGCCATGACAGGCAACCAGCCTTCAGCGGCTGCCACTTGCACCACAGGCATAGCCCGCTTATACGGCATGGATAAGGACGCCAGCACTGACCAGGAGCAGGTACAAGAGATGGATAAGGCGGAGGCAGAGGCAGTATCAAGACAGGCAGAGTTAGAGCTACTCGGTACAGCCACTCCGGCATTAGTCCCTAACACCTCACCACAGGCCATAGCAGGCCCACCACTGGACGAACAGCCGGAACAGGGGCCAGAGCAGGGTCAGGACAGTAAAGGGCTCAGGCAGGCGTAGAAAAGGCAAAGACCCCCAAGGCGGGGCCGGGTCGGTATAATACTACCCCCCGACAATTTTATATAGGTTTAGCAATAAAAGACAAGGCAGGCGTAGAACTATGTCTAATACAGTAATAGGCGAAGATGGAAACTTGTACGACACGTGGACTAGTGGTAGTTCTGCTGATAAATCTATAAACGCGAGTAACGCTGTATTAAAGCCGGTTTCTGACCAGATCGAGAGTGATTCTAGCACTTATTTCGGCCCTTTTGTCTCTCAGGGTTTCCTTGACCTCTATTCTCGCGTCAATAACGGCCCTGCATCAGGTATAAACTCGCAGGAAACGCTAGAAACGAAGGTTATATAAATGACAACCCCACAACAGGCAGTAGACAAGAAGATACAGGCGAACGCTGGTTATTGGGCTAAGACCCGATGTATCAAGCTTCAGGCTTCTAAGTTCTCGTTTAAGGATCACGAGTACCAGATTGAGCCTATGGGGTCTACTGCTCGTCGTCGTTGTTATATGAAGGCTACTCAGGGCGGTTGGACGGAGATTGAGGTATTGCGAAGTCTTCATGCTATGATTCATGGTCATCATCCACAGGGCGACCTTTATATGTTCCCTACTACCGATGATGTTCAGGAGTTTAGTAAATCGAGGTTTAATCCACTAATTGCAGCCAATAAGACTGCGATAGGTAAATATGTGAAAAGTGCTGGCAAGGGTACTGACACTGCTTCTCTAAAGAAAATTGGCAGTGCTTTTCTCTACCTCCGTGGTGCTCGGTTATCCCAGAAGATTTCTGATGTTAATGAATCCTCAAAGATGCGTGGCATTCCCGTTGATTCTGTGAAGTTTGACGAACTAGATATGATGGACGAGTCTGTTATTGCAAAGGCTCGTGGCAGGATGGGGCATAGTAAAGTTAAAGAAGAAGTCTTTCTCTCGAATCCTCTTGTCCCCGGTGAAGGTATTGATAAGATATTTGCAGAGAGTGACCAGAGATATTGGTTTAGAAAGTGTGGTACTTGTGGAAAGTGGACATGTGCAGAAAAGTTCTTTATTGAAGATCCCGAACGTTGTGTCGGTACACGTTCCGATGGAACAGGTTACATCGCTTGTCACAATTGTGGACGAGAAGTGCCTGTTTGGGCAGGTGTCGGTAGTGCCGAGTGGGTTCCAGACCTTCCTTCTAATACGGGGTTCATGCATGGCTATCAACATAGCCAACTAACTAGTGCCTACAACGACCCTCTAGAGATACTTGAGGCGTTCAGGAATCCACCTGAAGGGAATTTAGCTGACGTATATAGGTTACGCCTTGGCTTGCCTTATATAGCTGCTGAGGATCGGTTGCTGAAGTCACAGGTGTTGGACTGCTGCGACAATCTGATTCCAATCAGCTCTCACCCCGGCCCTTGTGCTATGGGTGTTGATGTTGGCAAGATAAAGCACGTTGTGATTGGAACGAAGATTGGTAAGGATCAATATTGCATAGTCAAGGTTGCCCGTCTCTCTGAGTGGCAGGACATAATGGACTTGGCGACGAAGTTCAATGTCAAGAGTGCTGTGGTTGATATTCGTCCTTATGAGGATTCTGCTCGTAAGTTTCAGAAGGAAGCTAAGTTTAAAACTTACCTGTGTGAGTACAAGGAAAACGCCACAACTGATTATATATATAGAGATAAATCTGATGGATCGCCTGATGTTGTAGCGGCTAATAGGACTCAGATATTTGATGCTACACATAGATTAACTACGTCACCGGGTAGATTAACGATACCTAGGTACGATGATGAGATAGAAGAATTCGCAAAGCAAATGTGCGGAGCGTTCAAGGTTCTTGAAACAAATAAGAAGACTGGTACATCTGTATATCGGTACAAAGGTAAGAACGAGCATTATCGTAATGCTTTGAATTACTTCCTGTTAGCTGGAAGGCGGTCGCAGTTCCCGAAATCTGGCGTCAGGTGCGGTAATCAAAACAGACAAAAGAAAGCTTTGATAAAGGTTAGGTAATGGCAGACGACAAAGCGATACAACTAATAGCATTATATGATAAGACGTTCCATGACGACCATAACTTCAGGAGCATCTATCAAGAGGTTGCTGATGTTATGTTTCCTCGTGAGAGTGAGATAACAACTGAGCGAGCAAAAGGTGAGGTTCTTGGCAGAAATATCGTTGACGTTACTGGGCTTATGGCTTCTATAGATATGGCCGCTGGCCTCTCCATAAACCTATTCCCTCCAGGTGACAAGTTTTATAATGTCCTGATGGATGATGATAAACTTAACGAGATACCTGCGGTTAAGCGAAAGCTTGGGCAGATAACTGAAATCTCTCACGCTAAAAGAGCTAACTCTAACTTCATGCTACAGGCTAATGAGACTGTTCGTTCGTTGGGAACGTTCGGCACTGGATGTATGTTTTCTGAGTGGAAACCTGAGATCGGCCTCAACTATAAAGACTATGACATCGGCATGTACACATTCATGGAGAACGATCAAGGTCTTGTAGATGTGATGATGATAGAGTTTAAGTTCACAGCTAAACAGGCTTTCCAGAAATGGGGTGACAAAGCTGGTTCAACTGTTCTGGAAAAGATGAAGGACGATACTACTCAGGGCGAAGATTTCAAGTTTGTGTGGATAACAAGACCAAGAGATTTAGATAAGCAGACCGGCGACGAAAATACAGCAATGCCGTTTGAATCTATATTTATTTCCAGAACTGACAGCGTTACTGTTGAGGAAAGTGGGTTCCCAGAATTTCCATTCCAAGTTCCACGATGGTCAAAGTCCTCCAGAGAGAAATGGGGTCGTGGCGTTGGTACATGGGCTATTGGCATAGTTAATGCCTTACAGACGAAACATAGAGACTTGGACGAAGTTGGTAATTTACATAACAACCCACCAAAGGAAATCTTGGAATCGTTTGAAGGTGAAGTAAGAGTTTCGCCCGGCGACCTTAACTTCGTCACAGAGATGGGTTCCATTAGGGCTATCCAACAGCAGGCACTTGGCGATTTCAATACTACGCTAAAGTCGATTGAGATGGATCAGCAGACTGTTAGAAAGATGTTCTTTAACGATGCTTTTAATCAGCTTGAGCAATTAAAAGGCGACCGCAGGAATGAACTTGAGATACGCTCACGTCTCGCAGAGGGACTTCGCAAATTAGTAATGCCGGTGGGCCGAATACAAACTGAATGGCTTACGGGGCTTGTTACAAGAGACATAGGGTTGCTTGAGCGCAACGGCGAGTTTGGTGAGATGCCTCCAGAGATGCAAGGTAAGTCATTCAAGATCGAATACGTTGGCAGGCTTGCACTGGAATTACAAGCGGCTCAGTCGGTTGGGTGGTTGAGATGGGTTCAAGAAGGAGTAGAGATAGAAGCTTCTGTTCCCGGCACGCTTGATAACGTAGATATTGATGGCGGCTACAGACGTAGAGGTATCACATTAGGAGTCAGTGTTGATGATATGGCTTCAGTAGATGATGTCAAGGATAAGAGAGATGAGCGACTTAGACAGCAGCAACAGCAAATAGAATTAGAATTAGCACAAGCAGCAGCACAGGCTTACCCAGGAGCTACCAAAGCTCCAGAGGAAGGTTCCGCTGCACAACAGATAATGGAAGGATAGAAATGCCAGCACATACAAAAGCAAAACGGAAAAAGAATAGACAGGCAGCTAAGCAGCATGTAAAGAAAGTAAGGAAGGCGATTAAATAATATGGACTGGAGAGAAGAAGCGAAAGAGCTAGAGATACCTTTGTACGACCACGATAGAAAGTGCCCAAGGAAGAAAGATGATGTACTGTCCGATATAGAAGCAACTAAAGCTCCAAGGCCAGAGCCAACAAAAATCACGGTCAGCGTTAAAGATGCGACGAAGATTTGTAGTAATGCTTTATTTAGGTATATCAAAGAACAAGGCTTAGGTAATGCCACTTGCGAAAGATGGTTCTTAAACTGTAAACGAAAAGGTATTGTATTTAAAGGGACAAGAGATGTCAGAGGACAGGAAAGCGAAAGCGAAGGAACTAGCCCAGACGTTCCAGGCGGTGTTTCAGAGTCCGAACGGGAAGATAGTTCTGAAGGAACTGAAGAAATTAGCGAATTACAACAAGGCGATGGTTCCACAGGATAGCCAAGGCCGCATAGACCCTTATGAGGTTATGCGAAACGAAGGCAAGCGAGCAGTGATAGTACATATTGAAAATCAAGTAAATAAAACTTTTGAAGAAAGACAGGGAAAGGCATTAACATGAGCGAAGAAACAGGGACACCCGAAACGACCGTCGAAACGACGACACCCGAAACGACCCCGGCAGCAACTCCGCAGAGTTTCATTGATGGACAAGGAAACTTTACAGAGGGATGGGAAAACGCATATCTAACTGAGGACCAAAGGGCTAACGCCAGAGTTTCAGGTGGACGAGTAACGAGCGTTCAGAATCTACTCGATACAGTAATAAACTCTGACAAGATGATTAGCGGAGATAAGATACTTAAACCTTCAGATAGCTTTGGAGACGAAGATTGGGACATTTTCCATAAGGCAGGTGGATGGACAGGCGAAACTATTCCGATGTCTGCTCCTGAAGGAATACCAGATGGTATGTGGAGCGAAGATAGAGCTACTGGTTTCTCTGAGGTGTTTAATAAACTAAGACTTACCCCGCAACAGCAGGCAGGGATTGTAGAAGCGTATAACGCTGATATAATGCAGCAGGTTACGGACATGAGCAATAACTCAGAGACATCAAGTGCGGCAGTAAAAGCCGAACTTCTGGCAGAGAAAGGTAATGCTTATACTCAGTTCATGCACAATGGAGATTTTGCTGTTGAAAAAGGTATGGACGATGCAGAGCATAAGCAAAGGTTGATAGATAAATTTGGAAAAGATGTTGACTTTATCCGTTTAATGGGTAATCTTGGCAGTGGATTCGCTGAGTCTGGGTCTATACCAACGGCGGCTATGTCTGATACTCCAGCAGACATCCAAGGCCAGTTAGACACTTTAAGGAACTCACCTGCGTTTACGAGCGCGATGCACCCGGAACATAAAGCGACTATGACAAAAATAAGACAATTGCATATTAAAAAAGCAAGTATAAAACAACCTGCATAAAGCAGGCGTGTTTGCGGGATACCCTCGAAAGAGACCCCAAGCATGGTAGTGTTCTACCCGCTTAACGGCGTAAGTAGAGAAGACCCAAAAGGACACCCTTCTCGATTAAATGTAAATTAAATCTAATCAGAAGGAAATTATCATGGGTAGAGCACTAGGTGCACCAATACCAGAAGGGTTTATCGATGAGTTCGATAATACCTTGTATCATCTGCTACAGCAGAAAGATTCAAAATTTCAACAGGCGGTTGACGTCAAGCCTATCACGAATGCAGAAGACAAAGCGTTCGATGCTATAGGTAAACTAGCGTTAGTCGAGAAAACAGAACGTAACCCAAAGACACCGATTACAGATACTACGCACGAAAGACGTTGGGTTAATACCACTCCGTTCCATCAGGGCGTATTGATCGACAAAGACGATGATCTGAATCGAATCATTGAACCTACGTCTGACATTATGGTCGAATTAGTAAATGCAGTAAACCGTAAGAAAGATGACATCATCCTTGCTTCAATTGATGCAGACGTTGTATCCGGCAGGACATCAAAAGGCGGAACTGTTATATCGTGGGCATCTCAAGACGGTAATGTAGAGTATACCGACGTGAATACTGGACGTACTATTATCTATAACAGTGCAGTCGGCAATGCTAATGCCGCTGATACCGGCTTTACGATTGAGAAAGCCGAACTCGTTAGAGAGTACTTCGCGAACAACGATGCAGATGAAGGTACGCCTATCTGGGGCGCTATTAGTCCTCGTCAAGCGACTAACTTGTTTGGTCAGAACGAATACGTTAACAACGACTTCAGCGACGGCAAGCCTCTTACTACCGGGCGCATCATCATGGGTTGGCATGGAATCAACTGGATCGTATCGACTAAGATCGTAGAAGGTACTAATAACGATATAGCCACTAGCTCTGTCGATGTTGTCCGTCTTCCATTCTGGCTTGAAAGCGGTTTGATTCTTGGTGTTCAGGATATGATCTCTACGGAGATTAGTATTCGCGATGACCTGTCATACTCTAAGCAGATCTATGTTCACATGAATATGGGTGCTATGAGACGTGACGAAGACCGTGTTTGTTTTGTAGAAGTACTAAAATAATATTAACAGGGCGGCGGTTAATTAGTATGCCGATTAAGCCCTAAATTTTAAGGAGTTATTATGAGTTACAGTAATTACAATCACGAATATAGAAGGTCTATTAATTGCGAACCTTCTCAAATGACAGCCGACGCTAATCTCTGGACGCCTACAGCGGACCAAAAGAATATGCTCGGTATGCAGTACGAAACCGACGACGGAAGAACCTTTCGGTATTGCAAAAACATTGCCACTGAAATAGGTAAAAACCTTATGGTTCAAAGCGAAGTGCCTGATGCACAGCAATATGACAATCTACAGAATGTTACATCCCCGACTCAGACAGAGGGAATGGTAAGGTTCGATGTTGACATTGCTACTGCAAGCGGTCTTGTAGATGGCGACCTAGTTGATGGTTATATGATCGTCAACGCAAGTGCAGGTGCTACAGGTGAAGCTGGCGATATGTATACAATCAAAAGCAACGTATACACTGTCGGCGATACTGTTATGCGTCTTGAGATTGCTGATGCTGGCGGACTAAGAAACGACATCACGGCAACATCGAACGTATCGTTCGTCAAGAACAAATACCGAGATTTGAAGGTTCAGCCAACAACTGTAGATGGTTTTGTAATTGGCTCAACACTCACCGTTGTTCCCGCTAGTTATTACTTCTGGGCACAGACAAAAGGCGTCGCATCGGTTATCATTGACACCGGCGATACCGTTATAATCGGCGACCCTGTCGGAACACTATCTACTGGCAATGGCACGGCTGGCTCGGTCGGCTTGGTTGCTACATTCGCAACCGATCTTGTCTGGGGCTACATGGTAATGGTCGCAGCAGGTGCGGACTATGGTTTAGTTAATTTCACTAACCTGGAATAGAAAGGAGTCTCTTATGACGACATTACAAAGCGTAGACTCTGCTTCTAAGATCGGTGCATATACTGGACCTGAAGCAGGTGTCGAACAAGATGATAATATTAAAGCTGCACTCGATATTGTTCTGGCTAACCAGGAAAATACTGGTGATCTTCTTGTAGGGCAGGTTTACTCTCTGTCTAAGGAAGCTGTATGTACTGGAGCAACTGACGATCTCTTTACGGTTGCTGGTGGTGCTATTGAGATTATCTCATTCTTTGGGCAGGTAACTACAATCATAGCTGGTGCACCTGGTAACGTGAGCATAAACGTAAACGCTACCGAGGGTGCTACGCATGACTTGGACTTCACTGCGGTTGTGGCTCTTGCTGACAACCTGTTCGGTGACGTCATCAAGTTTGACGCATTAAGCGGCGGTGAGAATACAGCCGAAGCTACCGTTAATACGGGTGCTGGCATTCCTTTGAGTTGGTTCTGTCCCGCAGGTGTAATCGAACAGACGCTATCAAGTACAGGTACGGGTAACGTCACATGGTTTATGACGTTTAGGCCTCTTGAGACCGGAGTTACAGTAGTAGCTAGTTAATTTTAAAGGGGCGGCGTAAAACCCGCCCCACATCTTAAGGAATAATATTATGGCTGATAGTGCAGTGCTTACTAGCACGACAATGGCTAAGAGAAATCAGACACCAAACGAAGATGTATGGGAATCGGTATTTACATTATTCACAGACAATGGTGCTCATGTAGAAGGCACTGTGGCTACGCCTCTAAATGGGGTAATTAGAAGTATTGTTGTTGTGCTTCCTGCATCTACCTCTACAGGTACGACTTCGACCGTAACCATTGATGATAATTCAAATGCCGAGGTATTTAATTCTGGTGCTTTGGCAGAAGGTGATACATATGTATTTGCTGTGGATTTACCGTTAAGCGGAATAGTAGATATATCACTTGATATGGATGGCGACCCAGGTGCGAGTGGCGTATCTAATATAGTAACCTTAAGAGGTATCTAATGAAAGAGAAACACAGACATCCTCAGTTTAGCACTAAAGGTCTTGTGGCTCATTATAAGCTACAGGCAGGGCTTACGTCTACAAGCGAAATATTCGATTACAGTCTTAATGGCAATACAGGGACATTGTCTGGCACTGATATTGCGCCTGCATACCCTGGATTCTCATTTAACGGGACTGACGATAAAATAACTACAGCGTCTGGGAGCGCTACTATCAGGACTGTTTTGGCATGGATAAAGCCTACAAGTATTGCTGGGACGGATAATATCGTAACCCTAAACGGCGCTGAATCATTAAGGGTTGTCGCAGGTACGCTGACTGAGGTAGCATTTCCAGGCAGTCAGGTTCTTTACGTTGATGGCATAGCTGGGGTGGGAATTACTACCGATTGGCATCTGGCCGGAATAACAGTAAGTGAAAATGTAGATGGCTCTACACTGCAAATAGGCAATAAGTCTACACTGTGGTTCGGAGGCAAGATTGGCGAGGTAATGTTTTATGATAGAGTGCTAATGCCTACAGAATTTAAAAGTATATACGAACTAACTAAATGGAGGTATCCAAACAACTAATATGGCTATTTCAAATACCTCAATCTGTAATATGTCGCTAGACAAACTAGGGGCAAGTCGTATAAATAACTTTGAAGATTCCACAGAGAACTCTCCACAGGCCAGAAAGTGCAGGACTCACTTTGAGCAGACTAGGGATGCTTTAGTGAGATCGCATTACTGGCGATTTGCATCTGCGAGAGCCACTCTATCACAAGATACTGTCGACCCAGACTTTGAGTATGACAACCAGTTTATTTTACCAAGCGACTTCATGCGGCATAAGTCAGTATTTGCAAGTAATGGTACTCCCAATGGAAATTTAAAGGTTTCATATGCTATCGAAGGTGACAGATTACTTACAAACGAAACCGCTATAAATCTTAGGTATATTAAAAAGGTTACTGATCCGACCAAGTTTGATGAGTTATTTACTGAGGTCTTAATACTTAAATTGGCATTGAAACTAGTGGCATTGTCAGGTGCTAACCCGAAAATGACAGAGACAGTAGGGCTGGAACTCGCTTCGGTCATGCCACAGGTTCGAGCTTTAGACAGGCAAGAAACAAACAATATAGGTAGGCTAAATAGACGGCCTTGGGTAGAGGCACGGGTTAGTACCAGAGTCGCAACGATAGGAGATAGAGTCATTGGCTAACGAAATATACGCATCTTATGACGAAGGCAATACATTATACGCTTTGGTCTGGCGAAAGTCAGACGATAAGGTGTATGACGTAGCTGTAGGTTCAGATACTTTCGTTACTTACACAGATGTAGATATAAGCGATTATGCCATCACTTTAGCAAATCAGGCTGACAGTGATTTCTACAGCACTAACTTTCCCTCTGGTATATCACAGGGCGTTTACAGAGTGCAGATATTCTTGCAGCCGGGAGCAATAGACCCTGATGCGGATTCGGCTATATTCTTAGGCGAACTCTATTGGGATGGAATACAAGAGATAGACTTATCGAGTATCAATAGCAATATTACCGTGCTTACCGCTTCTGGCAGTAAGCTTTTAAATATCTTTGGACCAGGAGAGTAAATGGCAGATTTTCCAGTCATAGCTATGAATAAAGGCAAAGCAACTCCGCTAGTCGATGCACGTTCGGACGTAGAGGCTTATAGCGGTCTTTGCAGGGAACTTCAAAACATGTTGCCGAGAATTTACGGCCCAGTCGAGAGGCGACCCGGAACAAAGTATATCGCGGATTGCGAAGATCATAATGTTAAATCCAGAATGGTCCCATTTGTATTTTCTTCTACAATAGCATACGATATAGAATTCTCAGCGTTAAAGATGAATATCTACTTCGACGGTTCGATAGTTGACGAAAATATAGTGTCTCCATACACAGAAGCAGACCTTTTTCAATTACAGTTCAATCAATCTGCCGATGTTATGTGGATCGTTCACCCAGACTACGCGCCAAGAAAACTATCAAGAACTTCTCCAACGGTATTTTCGCTCGATAAAATATCATTTACTAACGGACCATTCATCAAAAGGAACGATTTAGCGAACAATGACGGTGTGACGATGGCGGTCACTGGCTACTCAGTAGATACCGCAACCTCTGGCCCACCCGGATCAGGTGAATTTACGATAACCAGCGACACAGACATCTCGTCCCAGTTCCCGACAAATCATAGGTTTTATGTAACAGGGTTAGTCTCGAACGATGGGGCTTACACGGTCCTGTCTTCGTCGTATGCCGCAGGGACGCTCACGGTCGTCCCTAACGAACTTGTAGCGTCAAGTGCTAATAGTGGTCAGATAATGGTAGATGATGCCTCAGTGACGCTCACAGCTTCTTCGGCGACCTTCGAGGCTGGACATGTAGATGCCCTATTTAAGCTAACCCATAAAAGGGCGCAGGTAGTAACTAAGGGTACTGCGACCGAACCGGGCGTAGTAGGAGACGCTATAGACGTTAAGGGGTCGTGGACATTTACAACATCTGGTAACTGGGGCATGACAGTAGAGATACAGAGACTTGCCGATGGAACGAACTGGGAGACATTCAGGTCGTACGTATCCACTATCGCGGACGGTGTAGGGTCGAGGAATGTCCAGAAGTCAGACATAGAAGAAGAAAATGGAGTCCAATACAGAATAAACGTAATTGAGGTTGATGGGGAACCGGGTTCACTGACGGCAGATTTCGTTGTAGACAAGAGTACGCAAGATAGTATATTTAAAATCACAGAATTCAATTCAACGGTAGAAGTTACAGCTACGGCATTAGTGGCTGCTCCTGAAAACGGAACTACTACCAGATGGGCTGAGGGTTCATGGTCGGATGTTAGGGGTTGGCCTACTTCGGTGACTTTCTTTGAGGAACGATCTGTTTATGGATTTACAAATGAAGATGCTCAGATAATATGGATAAGCGGACCGAAGGATTTTGAAGACTTCGATGCCGGAACAAATGACAATGATTCCTTCGCCCTTCGGGTCCCTACTGCCAATAGAGGTAGGTGGGTTAGTTCTCTGGAAGCTCTGGCTGTTGGGATGAGTGGGGATGAATGGCGAATACAATCGTCAGCATTAGACCAACCATTGACACCGACTGACTTCAGCATCAAAAGGCAGACGAAGTTCGGCAGCACTAACATTCAGGCAGTGGCTGTGAATGAGGCCATTATATTCATAGACTCCGTCGCAAGAAAGATAAGAGAGTTTACTTTCAGTGATCCAAAGCAGAAGTTCGTATCTCCAGACCTGACGGCTTTAGCAGAAGACATTACTAAGGGCGGCATTACAAGCGTTGGCGTACAAAATAACCCAGACAATATAGTGTGGTTTACTATTGCTAGTAGTCCTTATTTGATTTCAATGACATACGAAAGAGAACAGAACGTAGTTGCGTTTGCTCAGCACCCCGTAGGCGGTAATGGCGAAGTAGAGTCAATCTCTATAACTCCAAGCCCGACAGAAGATGTGATAACGCTGTCAGTTAAAAGGACTATAAACGGAAGCCCAGTAAGATATATCGAGCAAATGCAACCTAGAGAATGGACTGGTACTGATTACTTCTTCGTGGATGCGGGCATCATAGATACATCTGGAACTACGACAATCACGGGCTTAGGTCATCTCGAAGGCGAGACAGTTATTGTATTAGTAGACGGAGCTTTACAGACTAGTAAAGTAGTGAGTTCCGGCAAGATCATTATTGACGAAGCTGGGGCGAGAGCAGTCGTTGGATTGCCGTTCGATTATCGGGTGTCTCCAATGAGACTTGATGCTAACGGGTCTACTTATGGATCAATAAAGAAAATATCAGAAGTCGTAGTAAGTTTCTTTGAGACATTGAATGCAATATACGGAGACGGCACAACTCAGTACGATATAAACTGGCGAACTGAAGAAGATTACGATAGTCCACCAGACCTATTTACTGGAGATAAAACATTAACGTTCGACGGTGGTTTTACCACGGAAGACGAATTGACAATTTCAGGCTCAGACCCGTTCCCGTGTGTAGTCCGTGCCTTAATACCTAGAATAGAAAAGACAGGGAGATAGCATGACTGTATCTAACCAGACAAATAGAACATCAGCAGTAGGGACAGGAGCCGAACAGGTAGTTCCGTTCACTTTCCCCATAACAAGCAATAGCGATATAACTGTCACTGCAAGAGTAATTACCTCTGGCGTAGAGACTGAACTTGCGGAGACGACTGATTATACTATTGTTAATAATGGTGATTCTGGTGGTTCTATAACTACGGTGACTCCGTTCATTGCGTCAACCTCTCAGATACATATCGTTCGGGACACGCCAAACACTCAGATACTGGACCTTGAACAAGGCGGGAACTTCAATGCCGAGAGAATAGAAGACGCATTCGATAAGAACGCTAAGCTCACTATAGAGAATAACGATGGATTAGACAGAACCTTAAAGTTCCCAACTACAGACCCAGCGTCTTCCTTCGCTGACATGCCGAACTCCATAGAGAGAGCGAATAAGAACTTAACGTTCGACTCCGAGGGTAGACCTACTGCATCTGTTGAGGCAATAACAGGTGACGTCAATTTCAGTCCAATAGGGACCAACATAGCAGAAGCATCGGACGCTGAGGCTGTTAGGGATTTAATAGAACTTGGAACGTCCGATTCCGTTGAGTTTGCGGGCATAACTGGAACAACCGGTACTTTCAATAACGTCATCTCAAAAGGCCCACTGCATGACGTAACAGCGTATGGGGCCGTAGCTGGTGGGGCCGCTGATACTAACGCAACTGCTATACAGGCAGCTATTGATGCAGCAGAGTTAGTTCAAGGGATAGTCCTTTTCCCTGGTGGCGTGTATGAGATAGATACAAAATTAGACGTTGGGCAGCCGATAGCCATCTGGGGGCCAACTGCCCAGATAAAGCAGGCAGGCCTTGCCAATCTTGATTATATCTTAAAAATCGACATGACCACTAAGCAACCAATTCATGTTGATATTAGCGTTGATGGTAACAGGGATAATAATACACAAATTGAAGGAATTGTCTTTAAGGATTTCGCATCGAATCATGTCGGCATAAACGTTCACGCAACTGAATGTGATATTGGAATCGTAATCGAGGGCAATGTGGAATCCAGTATCTTACATCTTTCTGTAGATAATTGCACGGTAGGTGTGTTGGAGCGTAAAGACACTGGAGTATCCCCGGCCACCCCTGACGAAAACATCCTTGTTATAGCAGGTCACTCAAATAATACACATTACGAGAAACAATCGTTCGGAGAACAGCTTACATCTACAATTCACTTTGCTTGTGAAGGCTCAGCTACAGAATCAGGTGTTGCAGCATGTATTATAGATGGTGGCCATACGGTTATAAATGGTATCTTGCGTTCCTGTGGAGGCACTGGTGTACAACTAAAGTCTGGCAATGCTCTATTTAATGGATTGAAGATGATTGGTGAAAACC